ATGTAAATACGAAGTATATTTGGACCACCTTGGATTACCTACGTTTGGTATCGGACATCTCATCACTAAAGATGACCCTGAGTACCAAATGGGGATGGGAACACCTGTTGATGAAATACGAGTCAACGAAGTTTTTGAACAAGACATAAATGTTACGATAGGTGAGTGTAAAAGATTATTTGATGATTGGGATAAACTACCTCAAGAAGTACAATTAATTACAGCTAATATGATGTTTAATATGGGCAGACCTAGATTATCTCAATTTAAAAAAATGATACAAGCTATTAGAGATGGTGATTGGATTGAAGCTGGAAATCAAATGCAGGATTCAAGATGGTACAAACAAGTAACAAATCGAGCAGACAGACTTATATCTCGAATGAAAGCAGTCGGCTTGAGTTAGTAAAACAAAGACAAAGAAAAAAACACATTAAAAATTTAATAGAGTTTTTCAAACCTAGAAAAAGAAAGTTTATAAAATATGGCTAGAAAATTAACAGAAAGACAACAAAAATTTATTGATGCTTTATTTGCAGAAGCAAATGGTAGTATTAAAGATGCTAAAATTATTGCAGGATATTCACCTAATACAAATAATCAAGAAATAATTAAAACTTTAAAAGAAGAGATACTAGAAGCAACTCAAATATATATGGCAAGTAATGCTCCTTTAGCAGCAATGGCTATGGTAAGTGGTGTAGTTGATCCTACAGAATTAGGTATAAGAGATAAAATGAATGCTGCAAAAGAATTGTTAGATAGAACAGGTTTAATAAAAACAGAAAAGGTGCAGGTAGAAGCATCAGGTGGTGTTATGCTTATGCCAACTAAAAAACCTACAGAAGAAGAAGATGACTAGAAGTGCAGGTAAGTGGGAGTTACCACAACCAACAGATATAAAAGAAGAAAACGAATGGATTTCAATACCAAGAATTGCAAGAACAATTCCTTTTGGTTATGTTAAAGATGAAAACGATCCTTATATATTAAACCCTGTAGAAAAAGAATTAGATAAATTAGAAATAGCAAGAATTTATATAAAACAATATTCTTACAGAGAAGTAGCTAATTGGCTTACAACACAAACAGGCAGATATATATCACATGTAGGATTAAGAAAAAGATTGCAACATGAGCAGAAACGTAAGAACAAGATTAGAAGCCTACGCAAGTGGGCAGAGTATGCAGAAAAGGCGATCTCCAAGGCGAAAGAAATCGAAGAAACTAGAACAGGAGCAAAAGCCTACGCTAACTGATAACATAGTAGAAGATATAGAACCTACTATTGTAGAAGAAAGAAACGTAGTATTTGCACCAAATAAAGGACCTCAAACAGAGTTTCTTGCAGCTAGTGAAAGAGAAGTTTTATATGGAGGTAGTGCAGGTGGTGGCAAATCATTTGCAATGTTAGCAGACCCTCTACGTTACATGGGTCATCCACAGTTTAGTGGATTACTTTTACGACATACTACAGAAGAATTAAGAGAACTTATATTTAAATCTCAAGAATTATATCCAAAAGTATGGAAGGGTATAAAGTGGTATGAAAGAAAAATGCAATGGGTAGCACCGTCAGGTGCAAGATTGTGGATGTCGTATCTTGATAGAGATGAAGATGTTATGCGTTATCAAGGTTTGGCATTTAGTTGGATAGGTTTTGATGAATTAACACAATGGTCTACACCTTTTGCTTGGAACTATATGCGTTCACGTTTACGTTCTACAGCAGCAGACTTACCAATATTTATGAGAGCCACAACTAATCCGGGTGGTGTAGGACATCATTGGGTTAAAAAAATGTTTATAGATCAAGCACCATATGGAAAGGCATTTGATGCAACAGACATTGAAACAGGAGAAACTCTTAAATACCCAGCAGGACATTCTAAAGCTGGGAAGTCTTTATTCAAGAGGAGATTTATTCCTGCAAGATTATCTGACAATCCATACCTCGCAGAAAGTGGAGACTATGAAGCAATGCTACTTTCCCTTCCTGAACAACAAAGAAGACAACTCTTGGAAGGTGATTGGGATATTAAAGAAGGTGCAGCATTTACTGAGTTTAACAGGGATGTACACGTTGTTGAGCCATTTGATATCCCTAACAATTGGGTTAAGTTTCGTGCTTGTGATTACGGTTACGGCAGTTATTCAGGAGTTATTTGGTTTGCTGTCTCACCTGCTGAACAACTTATTGTATACCGTGAACTTTATGTATCGAAAGTTCTTGCAACAGACTTAGCTGATGAAATACTAGAACTTGAAGCAGAAGACGGTAATATTAAATATGGAGTATTAGACTCTAGTTTGTGGCATAAAAGAGGAGATACAGGACCTTCACTTGCAGAACAAATGATTACTAGAGGTTGTAGATGGAGACCTTCAGATAGAAGTAGAGGTTCTCGTGTAGCAGGTAAAAATGAATTACATAGGAGATTACAAGTAGATGAATTTACAGAAGAACCTAGATTAATATTTTTTAGTAATTGTGTAAATTTAATATCTCAAATACCTGCAATACCATTGGATAAAAAAAATCCAGAAGATGTTGATACTAAAGCAGAAGACCACTTGTATGATGCTTTACGTTATGGTATAATGTCAAGACCAAGGTTTAGTGTTTTTGACTATGATCCTCGTGGTAGACCTTCAACAGGTATGCCTGTAGCAGATACAACATTTGGATACTAAAGGATAAATTATGGCTGAAGAAGAAATATTAATCGAAGATGATGCTATCTCTCTAGAAGATGGTGTAGAGTATGATACAGAAGATTCAGGTATCATTCCATTTATAATGGATAAATATCATAGAGCAGATAAATACAGAGAAAACGATGAATCAAGATGGTTACGTTCTTATAGAAACTATAGAGGTATATATGGTTCAGATGTACAATTTACAGAAGCAGAAAAATCTAGAGTATTTATTAAAGTAACTAAAACAAAAACATTAGCAGCTTATGGTCAAATAGTAGATGTATTATTTGCTAATAATAAATTTCCATTAAGTATAGACCCTACAGAGTTACCTGACGGTGTTGTCAAAGATGTTTATTTTGATCCTAAAGAACCTGAAGACATGAATAATGAAATGGATTTAACATCTCCTTATGGATTTAAAGGTGACGGTAAAGAGTTACCTGCAGGTGCTACAGAGAAAACTTTAAAAGAACAACTAGGACCTTTAAAAGAAAAACTTAGTGATGTAGAAAATTTAAAAGAAGGAACAGGAACTACACCAACATCTGTTACTTTTAGTCCTGCAATGGTTGCAGCAAAAAGTATGGAAAAGAAAATACACGATCAATTACAAGAGTCAGGTGCAAATAAACATTTAAGAAGTACAGCATTTGAAATGGCTTTATTTGGAACAGGTGTAATGAAAGGACCTTTTGCTGTTGATAAAGAATATCCTAATTGGGATGAAAGTGGTGAATACAGCCCAATGTTTAAAACAGTTCCACAAGTTAGTCATGTATCTGTTTGGAACTTTTATCCTGATCCTGATGCAAATAATATGGATGAAGCAACTTATGTAATTGAAAGACATAAGATGTCTAGAAGTCAATTACGAAGTTTAAAAAGAAGACCACATTTTAGAGATAGTGTAATTGAAGAAGCTGTAGAAGCAGGAGAAAATTATACTAAAGAATCTTGGGAAGATGACTTATCAGACTATGCTCCTGAATATGGTATAGAAAGATATGAAGTTCTTGAGTATTGGGGTATGTGTGATACTGAAATGCTTAAAGAACAAAATGTAGAAATACCAAAAGAACTAGAAGATTTTGATGAGTTACAAGTAAACGCATGGATATGTAATGGTAAATTATTGCGTATGGTTCTTAATCCATTTAAACCTTCTAAAATACCTTATGTAGCTGCACCATATGAACTTAATCCTTATTCATTTTTTGGTGTAGGTATAGCAGAAAACATGGATGATACACAGACATTAATGAATGGTTTTATGAGAATGGCTGTAGACAATGCTGTATTATCAGGTAATATGTTAATAGAAGTAGACGAAACTAATCTAGTTCCGGGACAAGACTTATCCGTATATCCGGGTAAAATATTTAGAAGACAAGGTGGTGCTCCGGGTCAAGCTATCTTTGGAACAAAGTTTCCAAATGTGTCAGGAGAAAACTTACAATTATTTGATAAAGCAAGACAGTTAGCAGATGAGTCAACAGGATTGCCATCATTTGCTCATGGTCAAACAGGTATATCAGGAGTAGGTAGAACAGCATCAGGTATATCTATGTTAATGAATGCAGCAAGTGGTAGTATAAAAACTGTTATTAAAAACGTAGATGATTATTTATTAAAACCATTAGGTGAAGGTTTATTTAGATTTAATATGCAGTTTGATTTTGATCCTGATATAAGAGGTGATTTAGAGGTTAAAGCTAGAGGAACAGAAAGTCTTATGGCTAATGAAGTTAGATCACAAAGACTTATGCAGTTCTTACAAGTAGCTAGTAATCCTGCATTAGCACCTTTTGCTAAATTTCAATATATTATTAGAGAAATAGCAAAGGCATTAGATTTAGACCCTGATAAAGTAAGTAATAATTTAAATGATGCAGCAATACAAGCAGAACTAATGAAAGGTTTTCAACAACCAACACAGCCACAAGAAGGTAGCCCACAACAACCTACAGCACCTGCAGGTGCTAATCCTATGGATATGACAGGATCAGGTGGTGGAACTATAGGAACAGGAGCAGTTCCGACACCTAATGAGCAAGGATTTACAGGAGTACCAAGAGATAGTGGACAAGCAAGTAATCAACAAACTCAAACCCCTAGTGAGCAACAGCCACCAATGGGAAGCGTTCAATAAATATATAGATATACTAATTGAACAACAACGTAAAGCATTAGAACAAACAGATAATAATATTATTATGTATAGATCACAAGGTGCTATAACAACTTTAAGACGATTAAAGTTATTAAAAGATGAAGTATTTAGGAGTGAAAAATGACTAAAAAAATACCACTAACAAGTAATTATAGTTTTAGTGAATTAGCAGCGGCAATAAGAGGTAGAGAACCTTTTAATAAAAGGGCTAAATTAACAGATGCTGAAATTATGGAGATGTTAAAAATATCAGAACAATTTTTAGCAGATAAAATGTTAAAACTAACAAAAAAATCTGAAGGTGGTTTATTAGAAGAGGGTGGAGAAAAAGACCCTGTATCAGGTAATAAAGTTCCTGCAGGTTCAACAAAAAAAGAAGTAAGAGATGACATACCAGCACAGTTAAGTGAAGGTGAGTTTGTATTTCCTGCTGATGTAGTTAGATATCTTGGTTTAGATTTTTTAATGAAACTCAGACAAAAAGCAAAAGCAGGTTTAAAACGTATGGAAGAAATGGGTCAAATGGGTAATTCAGAAGAAGCTACATTACCTGATGATATACCTTTTACTCTTGATGATTTAGATGTTGAAGAAGACGGTAGACTTAATTTTTCTGAAGGTGGTGTTGCAAACGAGGAAGCAGGAGTGTTTGGTAAACCTACAGATACAGAAGATGATGAAGATGATGAAGATGATGAAGCATCTTTTGATGATTTAATAGGTGGTGGGTCTTTTGGTAAATATGACGAACTAAGAAAATTTGTAGGACCTAATGGTGAAATACGTTATATACCATTTAAAGATGGAGAACCTTTACCACCTTATAAAGATATTTTAGAAGGATTAACAGAAAAAGGTTATACATATACACCACCGGGTGAAGAAGACGATAAAAAACCACCTGAAGAACAAATGCCTGTAGAAGAAGTTAAAGAAGAAAAAGACAGAGAAAAAGAACAACAAACTGCTAAAGAAGATAAAGAAAGAAGTGAAAGAAGTTTAGATAATGCTGTTCAACAAGCTATAGAAGCAGGTATGAAATCAGAGAAAGACATTATAGATTGGATAAAAGGTGGTAATGTTAAAGTAGGAAAATTTAAAGTTCCGGGATTTTTATATAATAATATACCACTTCCGGGACAAGAGTTTGGTCCTATAACAAATGCTATAAATAGAAATCCAAATGTTCAACAAGGTTTTGATATAAAAGAACCATTACCAGAACCAAAACCAACTATTTCTACACAAACAGATGCTATGATGTCTCCTGAAGGTACAAGAAGATTAGATAAACAAGCAGAAACTAGAAAAATAATAGAAGATAGGAAACGAGCAAAAGACACACAAAATAAAATAGATCAAATAGAAAAAGATAAAAAAGAACAAATAGATAAATTAGATCAACAAATAGCTGAATATATGGAAGAATTAGAGGAATCTGGTTTAACTATATCAGAACAAGATACTACAATTAAAGGTTTAGAAGAACAAAAACAAAAAATAATTGAAGAGTCTAACAATAAAGTAAAAGGACTTAATACTCAAATAGCTAATTTAACAGGTAGTGTAAAAGATAAAGAAACTGTAATAGAAAGTTATAAAACATCAGAAACTGCTTTAAAAGAACAAATAAGTAATTTGAAAGGTGAAAAAGAAAGATTACAACAAGCAGTAAATACAAAAGATGCACAACTAGCTAAATCTCAACAGCAAATACAAGAACAAAATAATAGATTATCTCAATTATCTAGTAAAACAGGTTCTGCTGCACCTAACGTAATAAAAGATGATAGTGGAACAACATTTAAAGGTGGTAAACTTACTACTGATAGTTCAGGAAAAATTGTAAAAGTAAATGATAGACCTGTAATTGTAAAAGATAATAGAGATCGTGATAGAGATCGTGATAGACCTAGTGGTGGTGGAACACCATTTTCAAGACCTGAACCTAAACCAGAAACAAAAAAAGAAAGTTTTGAAAAAAAAATAAGCAGAAGAGGTGGTTTTAACATAGGTGGTCTAGCATCTAAAAAACCTAAAAAGAAAAAAGTTATGAAGCGTGGTGGGTTAGCTTCTAAAAAATAATCTACATTGATGGCTACTTATCCCCCAACTAATTGGCTACGATAACCCCAAGGAGAAAAATATGGCTGAAGCTATAGTACAGGAAGCAACACCTAAGAAAGTTGCATTTATGAGTAAACCTTCTAATGTAGAAGAAAGAATAAAGAAGGATGAAGAAGAATTAAAAAAACTTATGGAGCAGGGAAAAGAACCTGAACCAAAAGAAGAAGAAAAGGTTGAAGAAGAAGAACCTAAAAATGCTGAAGAAAAAACTTTTAAAAAAAGATACGGTGATTTAAGAAGA